GAATTTATATAGGTAGATGGACTCATACAGATACTCAGCCTACAGCAAAACAATTGAAAAGCTAGTATGATATGATATATAAATTAACTTTAGAAAAAGGAGAAACTTATGGCAGAAGCTAATAAAGATGAAAGAACGCTTATTATGAAATCCGAAACAGGAGAAGATGTCACATATCAAGTTTCTGATATGAGTGATGAAGCAAAGCTCTTGTATACAAAGATTGAAATATTAAGTAAAGAGTCACAAAACATAAAAACTAATGCCGAGTTTGGCTTAGAAAAAAACGATATATTGCAGAAGCATTACTTAGAGGCACTTAAGCCTTTACTTGATTCAGACGAGTCGGAAGCTGAGGAAGTAGAGGATGCCGAGACAGAAGAAAAATCAGACGACAAGTGATGTAGCCTTAGCGTTAGATTCGCATGAGCAGATTTGTGCGATTCGTTATGAGAACATAGAAAAACGCTTAGAGTCTGGCAGTAAACGCTTTGCCAGAGTAGAAGCAATGATTATTGGGGTCTATGTGTTGATCATAGGCTCACAAGTAGTAGCACAGGTGTTGTAATGTCAGGATTACAGATAACAACTGCACCTACTCAAGAACCACTATCTTTACAAGAAGTAAAAGAGTATTTGCGTGTAGAAGATAGCACAGACGAAAGAATACTAAGACCATTTATAGAAACTGCTAGAAGATTGTGTGAAGAACACACTGGCAGATCGTTAATGACACAAACGCACAGCTTTTTTGTAGATGCTTACGATGAATTAGCAGACCCTCTATTTGAAGGCTTTAGGACTGGTCCATACCTAAACTATTACAAAGATCATATAGTGTTGCCTACAAGTCCTGTGGTTAGCGTAAGCTCAGTAAGCACATTTAACGATGATGATACTGAAACCACTATGGCAGCTT